GTCCAATATAACATATCTTTAAGGATCATCAATTCATTCGGTTTATCCATAAGTAATTCGTTGATTGTATCATTATTGGTTTTTACGATTCCGTCTTTTATTTTTACTGATTTCAAAATCATCTTTGATGCTTCTTCCGCAATGGTATGAATACACGCTCTAACTACTGATGCTTCATATACATTAATTGCAGGTGATGATGATAAGTAATTTCCAAAATTGACAAACTTTGTATTTTTATCATTTTTATCTCTAAAGAATTTGTTTACTAGATCTCCAAACCATCCCACAATTATTCACCACCCATGTTCATTAATATTTCAAAATCCGCTTGATACATCGATTTAACTGCATATGCAATCATCATGCTAACCGCTCCATCTATTCTGTTGGATGATGACTGTACTTTTACAGGCATAATCAACCCCGAATTGTTTGTTTTAACTGCTACGTTCTTTAAATTCCACTTAGTCAATTCATTATCTTGATAGTTAATGAGGTGATCTTTGAAGTCTGCCCCTAGGGATCTCATCGGATTACTCATCACTGGATAATCCATTCTGATTTTTTCAGTAACACCTTGACCAAATTTGTACTCTAAATCTTTAATGAGACCTTTTGCATTCCATTGGTCATAACCAAACTTGAATGGTTTAAGTCTATATTTTTCATAAAGTTCCCAATACCATTGTGTGATTGCTTCATAAGTTACTTCGTTACCGGGAAGAATTCTAACCAATCCTTTTTGAGCTAGATAATGATAATCTTTTCTTTCAAGGTTGGTGTTGTTTTCACTATTGGCTTTCGATTCAGGTATGAAATACATGACCGCAAAGAACTTCTTTTGCCCTCTTTGAATGAGTGCTGATGCAGATGTTAAGTCTGTTGTTTCAGATAAGTCAATTCCACCGATATAGTATCCTTCTTTAAAATCTTCAAAATTGAATGTTTCAGCATTTTCAATTTCATTGTGCATCAGCCATGCAATTGCTTTGTTTTGTTTAAGATTGAAATCCTTACAGAGAATGAATGCCCGATCTTCTCTGGATGTTCTAGCTTTTTCAACATTATCCTGAAGATATTCCCATTGTTTGATAACTCCCATCGATGGATTTGATTTCCACCAACTGTCACGGTCACTCCAAATTTCGTTTTCAGAGTCTTGAGTGTATAACCAAGGTAGAAGTGATTCATCATCAATCTCTTTGTTTAAAACCTTTCTAGCATACGTTAAACGCTTATCTAGATAACCTTCATCAACGATACCTTCAGTAGTAATTTCAAATACAAGTGGATCTTCAACAACTGAAGCTGATTGCCAGATTGACATGAAGATTGTGTTATCACGCATCTCATGGACTTCATCGATGATTGCTTTTGTGATGTTACGTCCTTCTTTGTTTTTTTGCCGTTCTGATATCTTGAATACTCTAGAACGGTTCTTTATGTTTTTAAGACCTTTTTTATTCCGGTGAGTATGTTTTCCATCTGGATCGATAGCTTCTCTCATGCTGTCAATTTCTTGGAATACAAGGTCAGCCTGTGCATCATCGTTTGATGAACAACAGATATCCTGCCCGCCACGTCCAATGAACAAATCAGTGTTGCAATCTGCTGCAGATAGTGTTGTCTTTCCATTCTTACGTGCGATTAATAGAAGGATCTGTTTATACTTTCTGAGTCCGTTAGGTTTCTTAAAACTGTAAATGACTTCGAGTAACGCTCGTTCCCATTTCATCAGTTTTAATGGTTTCCCATAAAAGCGATTCTTAGATTGCTTGCACAACGTTTCAGTAAACTCAATTCTGACATGTGCATCAGAAGGATCATAAGCATATAGATTCAAATCGTTATAGCAATTCTGAAGTATTCTTCTAATTTCTTGGCCAACTTTCCAGCCTTCATTAAAAACTTTATTGTAATAATCAAGGAAATATGAATGAACACCATTAATTTTTGTGTTCTTTAAATCGATCTTATTCATCAGCTATTTGATGCTTTTTCTTGAATCCATCAATAGAATCACCACTGTCTGGATCTAAAGCGTTATTCCCCAAGAGTTTGTTCAAAACGATTATCTGATTTGCATATACCTGTTTCAACTTGGTAACAACTTTTGCAGCTTCAGAGATCTTTTGTTTAGTTGAATCAGTTTTATGAACAATAACTAATGGCAAACCACTGATTTTTTCAATTTGTTTCTTTGTATCAATGAAGTCTTCGATAAAATCATGATTCAAATCAAACACATCAACTTTATCTTTATTCACAAATAATGTTTTGTAGTAATCAATATCCTTCATATTGTGCTCCTTTGATTAACTTTTTGAACCTCCGACTTTTTTCGATTCAACAAAGTTTTTGAATTTCAGATTTTTCCAAATTTTCAGTGGCGAGTGAAGTTATCTTGCTGAGGGGCTAACGTGAGCTCTCATTTTTCGACTCAATAGGGGGGGTATACGTTTCAAACCATTTGTTAATGTATGATTTCCAATCTTCTTTATACCGTTTACGATAATCATCCACTGATTCTAAACGGTTTAAGCACTCTTCCTTGGTTGTTTCTATAAGGATTGCTGCATCAACCTGTAGTTCATCAATGATCCTATCCCTATCGAATGTGTTTGGATAACCGCCAATAATCCACGCTGTCTTCCACTGGCCATAACGAGTCTTGATATGATCTAGCAATAAATCCCTTACACTAAAGAGATTTCGTTTGACTGCTGGTACTTCTTGATATGTTGGCATGAGTGTGATTGCTTCTTGGAGTTTGTCCAGATCCACAACGATATCACTATAGCCTTTGTTTTCTTTTACATATGATGTCTTACCGCTTAAAGGTGGACCATACACAAGGATTACTTCTTTGTTGGTTATGAATCGCCCATGCTCTTCATTGTGGCATTGGTGACATATAACCTCTACATTATCCTTATTGAATGTCTTGCTGTAATCATTGTAATCGTGCTCTTTAAGATGTTGTATGTGATGCACTTCTAACTGTGATGTATCAGTAAACACCTTATTGCATCGACTACATATACCACCATTCTCAATAATTACAGTCTCTCTGAATGCTCTCCAGGATCTGCTTGTATAGAAATTATTCCCTGGCATTACCAGTCATTATCCTCTTTAAGTTTTAGTGCCTTCTTCTCAAGCTCTAGTTTCTTTTCCTTGAGTCTATGGTCTAATGGCTGATCCATGAATGGTTCTTTCAAGTTTCTACTGTAATTCTTGAGCAGCTTCCATACAGCTGATTCAGATGGTGGATACTTCTTATGAACTATTTTTCTTATTATTCTAACTTTACCTTCTTCATCGAGTGTATCATTCTCAGTGATTTCGGCTTCTTTCTCTTCGAATCCAAATGCTAATTTCTCAAGTGTCTGAACTAAACGAGGTATTAGAATTTGTCCTTTATACTTTCTCGCTTCAAATAGTGTTGCTGACAAGATGCCATATTCTCTCTTGTACTTAATCCATGAGTTTTTGGAGATCTGCAATCGTGTAAAAATGTCTTTCTCAGAAGCACCCTCGTAAATTATCCAGTTGCGTATTTCATCAAGTCGAATTCGCACTTGATTCCATTTAGAGTCTGCCATGCCATCACCTTTATTTTTGTCTCATTAGTTCATACGTTGTATAGGATTAAACGGTTACTTAGAATTTTGTGAAAAAAAATAAATAACCGTCATTTTAACTTATTAATTTGATGATGCCTATATTTTAGGACCTAGATCCATCAATATTTGGGGGAAATACGGGAACAGCACCAGAGCAAGGAGACTGTAATGCTAGGTCCCAAAACATAGACATCATCTTACGTCTTTAGGCTACTTAATAAAAATATCTTAGTCAATACCAAAACAGAATAGAGTCATTTTTTTACCCCCTTTACATAGTAAGTAAAAACAAAAAGACGAACATTGTCCGTCTCCTTATTACTTATCTACGCTATTGCCATCATGGTTTTATCACTGATCTGTTCTGTGTGACTGTTGATGTATTCAGTGAAGTAATCAGCAACTTTAGCAGGATCTAAATTATTGGTACTTCTACATTGAGTAACTTTCCCATTCCTTATCTCGACAGTGTAAAATGGTTTATCTGTATAGTTTTTCTTTCTTACAAATAGAATAGCTGTTTCTTTTTTAGCAATTCGATCAACATAATCATAAACGCAATGATTAAGTGTTTTACCTTCAACGTATAAATCATCTGCAGACTTAGGTGCAATCAGTACATAATCTTCATCAATTTCCAAGTTCAGATGCTTATTAGATTGCCAAACAAGTTCAAGGAATCTTCTCTTCTCTTCTTCACGCTTTCTTCTTTCCTCTTCCATCTTCTGAAGTCGTTTTTGCTCTTTGATGCTTTCCAACTCAATATTCTTTATTTCTTCTCTATAGCGAGGATCTCTTTCATTATCTGGTAACTGTTTCTGCCAATTCATAAACATAACTTTGTAATCATCAGTTGACCACTTTAACTCCATAATGAGTAAAACTTCCTTAAATTCCTTAATCAGATCTTCAGGATACACATATTTGTCTCTAGATAAATCTAATCCGAGCTTAACGATATATCCAAGGTAATATTTGTAAACATTCAGAAAGGTAGTTCCAAATATTGTTTGAGAATACTTTCTACCCTTGATATACTGTATAAACTTTGTTTTGTTTACTTCTGAATGTTCTTCTAGAAATGGAATCCAAAATGCATTGTATTGCATTACACCTGCTTCGATAAACATAAACTCTGGTTCTACAAATCCCATTGCTCGCAGCTTAACGATTCTATCATAGTGATAAAGTCCTTTTCCTCTTAAACGAAAGAAATCTTGATATTGCCTAAAAAGTTTCAGATCTATATTGTCATAACTTGACATCAATTCAGTTGCTAACCTTGTGTAACCTGTCTTTATCAACATTTCAATTTGCCATAAATGTTCACGATTGAATCGATTGTTGAAAAGAGTGTACAAGTTTAAGT